CCGCATCCTCGCAGACCAAAACACTCCAATCTGGACAATTCTAGAAGACCCACTCCCATGACCACCTACACGCACACGAAAAAATTCAACCCCCAGGCTGACGCGGGCACCGCGTTAGAAGAAATCAGAGGAATCATTGAAGACTCGATAATCAACCAGCCCCGCAGCCTCCAAAAAACGATCGGACCATCCGAAATCGGGAACCCGTGTGACCACTGCCTAGCCGCACGCTTGGCTGGCTGGGAAAAACGAGAATACGGAATCCCCTGGGCCTCTACCATTGGCACCGGCGCGCACCTATTGTTCGAAACCTTCTTCAACACGTATGAAGAACAACAAGGCCAACGGCTGCACCGGTTTTTGACGGAAGCGCCAGTAATGGTTGGACACATCGGAAACACGGAAATCTGGGGGAGCACGGACCTGCTCGACACTGTCACGGGAATGACCGTGGACTGGAAATTCGTCGGAGAAGCCAGCCTAAATAAATACCGGTCAGGACCATCCCACCAATACAAAGTGCAAGCCCACTTGTACGCAAAAGGATGGAACGACGCTGGAATACCCGTCAAACACGTGTCGATCTACTTCCTACCCAGGACACGTTCAAAAATGTCTGACGGCTTCTGGTGGACAGAACCCTACAACCCACAAGTCGCTATTGACGCGTTAAACCGTGCAAACAAGATCAACACAGACCTAGAAATCGAAACCGCAATCGGAGACCCAGACGAATACGTGAAACAACTACCGCGTGCAGACAACTGTTGGGACTGCAAAAAATATGCGGACTACACGCCCCGCGTAGACACGTACAAAGGCGTGGACCTCAACCTATAACAACACGAAAAAAGTTCACTACAAGAAAAGGAATATTCACAATGTCATTCACAGATTTCGCTTCAGAACTAGACAACGCAATGCGCCCCGGCATGCCGAACATCTTGCCGAAAGACCCACAGCCAGGCGCAAGCGCTGGAGGGAAAATCATTGACGCGCAAATGCGCGACGTATACAAGTACGGGTCCAACGAGATTGACACGTGGCCCTCGGGCGACGCGAAACGTCAAATCGTGCTAACACTCCAAACCGACCCAGACCCCACCATTCAGGACGACGACGGGCTACGCAGTGTCTACATCAAAACGTGGGGAACGCAAAAACAAGCCCTCGCAACAGCGATCAGCAATCTAGGACTCAAAAAAGCAAGCGACGCCCTCGCACCAGGCGGATTCTTCACCATCACCTACAAGGGGAAAGAACAAGTACAGGGAAATAAGAACACTTTCACGCAGAACGTGTACGAGTACGAAATCATTCCCGCTACTACACAGGAAATGAACCAAACCTTACAACCACAAGCCCCACAGGCTCCGCAGGCACCGGTGCTAACCACCAACCCTTGGAACGCTCCAGCACCCACCACACCGGCGCAAGTAGCAGCCGTAAACCAACAGGTAGACCAAGCCCAGCAGGTCCTAAACCTGGCCGCCAACGGCATGGACGCGGCCACGATCGCTAGCGCGCTCGGCCTGCCAGCAGACCAAGTCCAACAAACCATCAACAACAGCAAGTAACCGCCATTAATGGGCCGACCAGAACCAGCTGGGCACCCGCCTGCAAGCAGCGGGACGGCCACCGACAAAACATTAAACGCACGCGCCATTAGAAGGGGAATACGAGTGGAAAACCCAGTATTAGAAACCGCACTACAAGCCCAAGCTATGGGTATAAGCGTCATCCCCATCCACCCCGCCAATGAGCAAGGAAGCAAACGCCCCGCCGTAGCGTGGAAACAATACCAACAAGTGCCCGCCACAGCCGAGCAGGTGCACGAATGGTTCACAGGCACGAATTATGGGCTGGCAATCATCACCGGCAGGGTTAGTGGCAACCTGGAGATGATCGAGCTAGAAGGCCGCGCCGCACACGAAATCAGCCGCCTAAAAGACCTCGCCGAAAACAGTGGACTCGACGAGCTATGGCAGAGCCTCACCCGAGGATGGAGCGAAGCCACCCCCAGCGGCGGCCTCCACTACTACCTACGCAGCACACAACCAGTAGCAGGAAACACGAAACTAGCACGCCGCGCAAGCACCCCCAACGAGCTTGAAACACACCAAAACCAGAAAATCCAAGTCCTAGCCGAAACCAGAGGCGAAGGCGGCTACAGCATCTGCGCACCCACCCCAGGCACACACCACGAAACCGGGCGAGCCTGGACCAGCCTATTCGGCAACCCCACAACCGTCCCCACCTTCACCGGGGACGAAGTAGAAGCATTACACAGCCTCTTCAAAACCCTCGACCAACCAATCGAGAAACCCACCGAGAAACCCACATTCACGCCCACAGTTGTAAACGGTATGGACAGTGAGGGTGTGAAGCCAGGAGAAGACTACAACCAAAAAGCCACGTGGCAAGACATCCTCGAACCCCACGGTTGGACCCTCCTACACACCGACCACTCGGGCACAACCTACTGGCGCAGGCCCGGCAAAACCACGCCCGGTATTAGCGCCACCACCGGCCACGCCGACGACGCAGACCGCCTCTACGTATTCAGCACCTCCACCGAATTCGAAACCGAAACACCAATCTCCAAATTCCACGCTCACGCCATCCTCAACTACAACGGCGACCACCAAGCCTGCGCCAAAGACTTGGCCCGGCAAGGCTACGGCAAGCCAACAGAAAAAATCGTCCTAGACATCCCCCAACGCCAAAACAACCCCACACCCACTCTCAGCGGGGAAGAAGCAACAGTGGAGGGCAACACTGTAGCCACCATAATCCCTATGCCCGGCAACACCGCCACCTCGATAGAAGGGTCAGAAGACTACGACGCACTAAATATTGTCGAAACCTACCAAAACGAAATCACTTACTGCATCGAACGAAGCAAATGGTTGCACTGGAACGGGCATGTATGGGAATGGCAACCACAAGACGGAGGCTACGTAAGAGAGCTAGCACGCCATTACGCGCGCACCATCACGCCTGAAAACAGTAAACAAGAAACGTGGAAAAAAGCCGCCCTCAAAAACAGTGGCATCACCGGCCGCCTATCCCTAGCCAGCACCGACCGGCGAGTAGCCAGAAAAGCAAACGAATTCGACGCCCACCCCCTAGAACTCAACACGCCAGGAGGCATCGTAAACCTCGCCACCGGCGAACTCATGGAAAGCGACCCAGCAAAACTCCACACAAAAACAACGACAGTTACACCCAAAAACATGCCCACACCACGGTGGGACAAGTTCTTAGACGACACGTTCAACAAGGACGCCGAAATCATCGCATATGTGCGAGACCTCCTCGGTTACGCAGCCACCGGAGTTATCCGTAACCATATTCTCCCCTTCTTCTACGGAGCTGGAGGCAACGGCAAAAGCGTACTGACAGACGTCATCATGCACCTATTAGGCGACTACGCAGGCAGTGCGCCAGCAGGATTCCTAATGGCAAAAACCATCACCACACACGAAACCGAAATCGCACGCCTCGACGGCCTCCGATTCGTCGTCTCCAGCGAAATCAACCCATCCGACCGGTTCGACGAAGCAAAAGTAAAACTCCTCACCGGAGGCGACCAACTCACCGCTAGGCGCATGAGAGAAGACCACTACGACTTCCGACCAACACACAAACTCTTCCTCATGGGCAACCATCAACCCCGCGTCAGTGCAGGCGGCCCATCATTTTGGCGACGCCTACGCCTTATCGGCTTCACTAACCAGGTCCGTAAGGAAGACATGATCGACAACCTTACCGACCTACTGATCGAGGAAGAAGGCCCCGGAATCCTCCAATGGGTAGTAGACGGAGCGGCGAACATGCTCACAAACGGACTCAACGAACCCAAGAGCGTGATAGAAGCTAGTCAAGAATACGCAGAAGAAGAAGACAGTCTCGCCAGGTTTGTCACTGAACACTTAAAACTTGGGGGAGGCGACGCGGTCCGCGTACCACAAGCAGACGTGAAACGACGCTACAAGCAGTGGTGTGACGAGCAGGCAGAGAAACCAATGAGTGGCCACATGTTCACGCGCGAACTTAAAAAACGCTTCCAAATCGGACGACTAGACACCAACGGAACAAGTTTCTACACCAACGCCACCCTGTATGCAGCCGGACCAGAACCAGATGAAAACGATGCTTGGAATGACCTCGGAGGAGCACTGTGAACCATCAAAAAATGACAGCAGACTTCATAGCTGAAAGTTCACTCGATAAGTCTGCTGACATAGCTATCAAGGACTATGAGCAAAACGCAGACAGCAGACTTATAAGCCGAATAGCAGACTTTCAGCAGACTTCTAGTGAGGAAACTCTGCTGGACTTTTCCGCAGTATCAAGCCGAAAAAATGAAAACAGCAGACTTAGCAGACATTTTTCAGGGTTAACTACCGAAAACACGAATTACGACGAAATTACGTCTAAAAACGTAAATTACAATCATAATTGCAAAAAAGTCTGCTATGTCTGCTCCGAACCTGAAAAGACAGGCCCCGGCTGGTTCAATCCGCAGCCGTATCCATACCAAATCCAGGGAGCACTAAAAGCCGCATTCCAAGGCCACAATCTTATTGCTGACGAACCCGGCCTGGGCAAAACCATTCAAGCCATCCTCACCGCCGGACTAATCGAAGCGAAACGCATAATCGTCATCTGCCCGCCCGCACTAGTCACAAACTGGGCAAACGAAATAAGGCGTTCCAACCAACTCGACCACCTCGACGAATCCACGCCAGGCGAGGTTGTGACCGTCACGTCTAAAAACAAGACCACGCCTGAACTTCCAAACGTGGGCTACGTAGTCACGTCAGATACTTTGATTACTGCCAGGCCGAAACTATTAGAACAACTGTCAAAACAATTCTGGGACCTGCTGATTGTTGACGAGTCGCATCGGCTCAAAAACTATAAGGCGAAACGAACTAGAAAAGTCTGGCACTTATCGAAATCTTGTGAACGCATGATTGCTCTTACGGGCACGCCGATAGTTTCAAACCCATTGGACTTGCTGCCAATTTTGGGGATGCTCGGACAGTTAAAACATTTCCCAGATAACTATCTAGATACTTACACGAAAGAAAACTATTGGGGAGGAAGGGAACCTCGCAGGGAAAATCTTGACGACCTTAAACTGCGACTAGACGCGCACGTGTGGGTGCGACGCACAAAACAAGAAGTGTTGAAGGACCTTCCTTCGAAGTCAAGGCGCGCCCAATTCGTAGACGTAGACGACAAACAAGTTAGGGACGCGTTCAAACCAGTTGAACGGAAACTTTTGAACCACGTTAGAAAACATGGTGTTGAACGTCTTGACGAGTGGGTTAAAGAATCTCGCCCGTTAGTGTCTGAGCTTCACAGGGGTACTGGTTTAGCGAAAATACCCGCCGCCCTGGACTGGATTATCAACCATGTAGAAGGAACTACAGGCCGGCCCCTGATTGTTTGGGCTGTGCACACGGACGTAATCGTCGGACTCGAAAAAGCCTTACACAAACATGACCCTGGTTTACAAGTACGCACTTTTTACGGTGCGACACCACCGGATGAGCGAGACCAGACCGTTCAAGACTTCCAGGCAGGCAAGGTTGACGTCCTGGTGGCGCAGATTGTTGCAGCTGGAACGGGCCTGACTTTGACAAGGTCTTCAGATGCTTTGTTTGTGGAGACGGATTGGACGCCGGCGAATGTTGTTCAGGCTGAGGACCGGATTCACAGGATTAGTCAAGACTACCCAGTGACCATTACGACTTTGTTGGCTCCGGGCACGTTGGACCCGGTGATTCACCGCGTGCTTATGGAGAACATTCAGACTCTTAATGCCGTTACGCCTGGGTCTGATCATCAGGTTACTGGCGTTGTGTCGCAGGTGCGTGTGAGTGAGATTCTTAGAAGTTTTGCGTTTCAAGTTTTGGAAGAAAGGGAGTATTAACTGTGACTGTTAGGAAGCGTAGTAGGACAAGCGCTAAAAAAGCGGGCGCACAATTCGAAAAACAAGTAGCCGAATACCTAGCCAACCATGTTGATGACCGGATAGAACGACGCAGTAAAGGCGGCATCCACGACCGGGGCGACATCACTGGCCTACGCCACATGGGTATGCGAATAGTCGTTGAATGCAAAAACACGGCTCGTATCAACCTCAGCACGTGGGCTAGTGAAGTCGAAATAGAGCGCGGTAATGATGACGCGCAGGTTGGCCTGATCGCCCATAAAAGGCATGGGAATAACACTCCTGGCGACCAGTGGATAACTATGACGCTACGCGACTTGGCCGCGTTGTTGACTGGAGCGAGGCCGGACGATGCATGAAACCCAAATGTTAGACGCGCTCGCGGTGCTTCTTGAGCGTGTCGACCAGGATTCTAGACAGCTTGACCGGCTGACTAATAGCCCTGACACGCCGCAATTGTCGCGGCACGTGTCGTTCCAGGCGCGTCATGCGAGGTCGCATTTGCATCAGGCAGTACTCGAGCTAATGCGTTTACAACAAATTTTGAAAGGAGAAGCCAAATGAGTGTGAAGATCATCCCCTGCGCTAAGTGCGGTGAGGACATTAAGGTGACTGACACGTCGAGCTTGTACAAGCCTGACGGGGAGCCATACAAGATTTATTGCGGACCGTGTTTTACACCCACGGACCCGAATCTCGAAGCACGTCTCGAAAGTGTGAAGGAGCTTGTAATACTTACGCACCTTCAAGCGGTCACAGGGTTATTCCTCTACTGGAGTGATCGCACCAGGCCACTCGCACAAAGCGTCGTAGCTAACGCAGACTGGAGAACCAACAGCAGCGGCCTCGTCTCATTAAAAGCCCACCAACTCGTAAGCCAACAGCTAAAAGACCATTGGGGAATGTTCGACGCATTCCACAACGACTTCGCAAACTCAACCACAGACCCAGAACAGTGCGCGCAGAAGCTACTACCGGCACGTAAGCTCTCATTCGCCCGCGTGTACGTAGGCATGACCCGCGAAATAGTGAACCGCATATTTGAGGACGCGGAAGAGCTCGACCAAGAACTCAACGAAGGCCGCTACGGCGTGAGCCTTCTCGAAACCCAGAAGCGGAACATTAAACAAGCTCTGGACAGTCTAAGCAGCCTGCTCGAAGGCTTGGCAGGCTCCTTAGAACAACAGATCGCCATGCTAATGGAGGACAACAAATGACTACCGAAACCACACGCCTATGTCCCGTGTCAGGTAAACCCCTACCCGGTGGATATTATCTGCACCCTAGTGTGGCGACGCAGATAAGGAAGAACGCGCGCCGCATACCCGGCCTATACGACGACGCGCTAAGACACATCGGTGGAGCATCCAAGATCAGTGACGGCATGCCCGGAGGAAACAAAACCACCGACCACCTCCTGTGGTCACTATTCCCCGACCTGCAGCTGATAGAAGAAGACACTGTCACAGCAGCACTCCTAGCAGGAATGCCAGTATGTTCACCGTCAATCAAGGACGCGGCCATCTGGCTACACCACAACGCAGACCAGGCCACCCGCTGCTTAGAAGCCAACCGGGTCTACTACCTAATCAAAAGCGTGGTACGCAGACTCGTCACGACAGTGGACAGGCAGGCAGGCCGCCGCCTCGTAGTGTGTCAAGAATGCTTATCGAAAGCTTATGTGTCGATTGGTCGCCTTCAGGTCCAATGTTTAGAATGCGGCGCACAAATCGACGTGGAAGACTCTAACGCGGACCTACGCGAGCAAGGCTTATACAAGTACCTACGCAAAGACCTAGCACTCGACTACGTCGAAATGGTTACAGGCACACGCATAACAAAACGACAACTCAAACACCTGAGAGACAAGGGCTTAGTATCGTTCATCGGCCAACCCAGGCACGCGCACTACCAGCCCATCCAAATCATTAACGCCTTGAAGCAAACACAAACACGGAAAACCAAACGCGGGTAACACCGTTGTGTCCCTATCGTGTGATATGCTTAACGCATAGCGTTAAAACTATCACCGGCCAGGACCTGCACCGTCCTGGCCATAACTAATTCACCACTACTAGACCAACATGGCCACATCACGCACAGGCACACGCGCCTGGAAACAAGCAAGCCAAACAGCGAAAACCCGCGCCCAAAACGCCGGACAAACCCACTGCCCACACTGCCACCAACCCCTCGCATGGGGCACCACACTCCAACCCAACAGCCCCGAAGCAGACCACATCACACCATGGGCACACGGCGGCGACAACACACAACAAAACCTACGCATCCTCTGCAGGCGCTGCAACCAAAAACGAGGCAGAGCAACACAACAACAAACGCGCAAAACCGCTCGCCAAAAATGGCGAGAATTCGAAACCCGATCCGGCTGGTAAAACCAGGTGGGGGTATGCCCCTCCCCGCCCCGTCGAGGTACCCCCAAGGCGATAGCGAAATATCTCCCCGACCTGTTTCCGCATTTGTCTTGTTTTACCACTAGTTTTTGCCTGTTCGTACTGGTTCTTGGTTTTTCGCATTAATTTTGAAGGAGAAAACGGATGAGTTTGAACGGTGAGGTTAAAACCCGGCGTGGTGCTCCGCGCTTGGTGCGCACGGCTGTTGGGGCTGGTAGTGAGGCTGAAGTGTTTGCACTACTGGCGAAGCGTTTGGCTGTGGCGATTGATGATAAGAAGACTTTGACTCGGGATTTGCCGCCGCTTACTTCTCGGTTTGTTGAGGTTTATGATCGTTATCAGCGGGCGCTGGCGAGTGAGGACGCGGGCCAGGACAAGCAAGAGGCTTCTAGTCCTGGTTTGAGTGTTGTGGCCGGTTTCGATGCCAAGGCTATCTGAATGCGCTTCCAAGCTGAACCTGCCGGCGGGTATTGAGACCACGGTTTTTCCTGCTGTGGCTGCTCAGTGTGAGCGGATGGGGATCGGGTTTGATCAGTGGCAGGCTGGTATTGGCACTGTTGCTTTGGGTAAGCGTGAGAATGGTAAATACGCTTGTGGTGTTGGTGGGGTGGTGTTGTCGATTCCTCGCCAGACGGGCAAGACTTACACGATTGGTTGGATTGTGTTTGCGCTCGCGGTGTTGCAGTCGGATTTGTTGGTGATTTGGACGGCTCACCATTCGCGCACGTCTAGCGAAACGTTCGCCGCATTCCAAAGCATGTGCCGGCGGCGTGAGGTGGCTCCATTTGTGGATTTCGTGCGCGCGGCTAACGGCCAGCAGGAAGTACGGTTTACGAACGGTTCGCGTATTTTGTTTGGTTCGCGTGAGTCTGGTTTTGGCCGTGGCTTCGCCAAAGTGGATGTGATGGTTTTTGACGAGGCTCAAATCCTGAGCGAGAACGCCTTGTCCGACATGGTCCCAGCACTAAACGCCGCACCAGATGGACTCTCATTTTTCATGGGCACGCCGCCAAGGTTGAAGGACCCGTCCGAAGCATTCGCAAACATGCGGGCCGACGCTTTGAAGGGTGATCCGGACATTTTTTATGTTGAGTTTAGTGCGGATGAGGATACGGACCCGGCGAAGTGGGGCACGGGCGTGGATTGGCATCAGGTGGCTAAGGCTAATCCTTCGTTTCCTCACCGTACGTCTAAAGAGTCTGTTTTGCGGATGAAGAAGCAGTTGGCGAATCCTGACTCGTTTCGTCGTGAGGCGTTGGGTTTGTGGGACAGGGAGGCCACTATGGCGGCCGCTATTGACCCGGCCCAGTGGAAAGCGTGTCGAGACAGGACTGTGAGCGTGGGTAACGGCGCGGCTCGTTCGTTTGCGGTGCGGTTTAGTGTTGATGGTTCTCACGTGGCCGTGGGGGCGGCGTCGCGACTTGACCGTGACACGGTTTTTGTTGATGGTGTGCGTGTGGCGGATACTGCGACGGGTTTGGATTGGGTGGTTGATTTTTTGACCGAGCCGGAAAGGCTCGCAACTACGTCGCAAATAGTGGTTGAGGGTAAGAGCGGTGCGGGCTATTTGATTGACCGTTTACGCGCGGAGGGTGTGGCTGCGAGGGTGATTTGGACACCCAGTGTTGGCCAGGCGATTGAGGCTCATGCCATGTTTTACCAGGCGGTGAAAGACCGTGCGGTAAAACACTCGGGCGCAGCCGAGTTGGACAGGCAAGTGTCGCACGCTTTGTTTAGGAAGATTGGCGGGCAAGGCGGTTTTGGCTGGGCCGCGCCAGAAGGCGAAACAGTAGCGCTACTAGACGCGGTGACGCTCGCGTTTTGGGCGGCGAAAACTAGCAGGCGTAAACCTGGGCGGGGTAAGAAAGTGAGAATACTATGACAAACAGCGCTCCCCTGTTGGAGGGGCTGACGGGGTGGGAGCAGGCGGCGCTTTCCGCCATGTGGAAACGCATCCACGCTAAAGCCGCGAAAAACGACTTGCTAGACGTTTACTATGATGGGCATCGCGCGTTTCGTGACTTGGGGATTAGTATCCCCCCGCAAATGCGTAACGTAGAAGCCGCGTTGGGTTGGCCGCAAAAGGCCGTGTCCGCGCTGGCGCGTAAACACCAGTTCGAAGGCTTCACCCTCGACGGGGCGTTAGACCCTTACGGTGTGTCCGAGACCCTGGAGCGTTCGAGTTTCGCGTCTGAACTGTCGATGGCGATTAACAGTGCTTACAAGCATGGCTGCGCGTTCCTTACTGTCCTGCCTGGTGACACTATGGCGGGTGAGCCGGACGTGATGATTCAGGCGCGTAGCGCTAGGTGGACTACTGGCATTTTTGACCCTCGCACGCGCACGCTCAGCGCGGCGCTCGCAGTGACGGGCGTGGAGCCGTTTACTAGCGTTCCTTTCGTGTCTACTTTGGTGCCTAGCTCGTTCACTTTGTTCTTTGTGGACAAGATTGTTACGGCTGATCATGTGGATGGGCAGTGGTTTGTGAGTGTGACGCCGCACCGGTTAGGACGTGTTCCTGTGCGTGTGTTGGCGTATGATCCGCAGTTGGATCGGCGTTTTGGCCGGTCCCGTATTTCGCGTGAAGTGCGGTATTTGACTGACGCCGCTATCCGCACCCTGGTTCGCACCGAAACGTCAGCAGAGTTTTTCTCTACGCCGCAACGGTGGCTCACCGGAGTAAGTGAGGACGCTTTCGAGGACTCCGGTAAGTGGAGTGCAATCATGGGCCGCATCCTCGCCGTCGGTTTGAACGAGGAGGGCTCGGAGCCGCACCTCGGGCAGTTCCCGCAAATGAGCATGGACCCGCACCTGTCAATGTACAGACAGTTGGCGCAAAACTTTTGTGCGTCCGTTAATTTGCCGATGCAGGCGGTCGGACTATTCGCAGACAACCCCGCATCTGCGGAGGCCATGCAGGCAGCTGAATACGCTTTGTCGGATGAAGCGGAATATCAGTGGCGCGTTTTCACTCCAGAACTGCGCAGGCTGGTTGAAGATGTGGTGATGATCCGCGACAACACTAGCGTAGTGCCTGAGGATTCTTGGAAGCTCGCGGTGAATTGGACGCCCGCTAGGTATGTTTCTCCGCAGGCAGCGTCTGATTTTATTGTGAAGATTTCGCAAGCATTGCCTGAAGCGGCTAATACGACGGTTGGCATGCGGCGCGCTGGGTTTAGTCAGGCTGAGATTGAACAGATGCGCACTGAGATGGCGCGCAACGAAGCTGGCACCGTCCTGGATAGGTTTCTTGCTTTGTCACAGGCTGGTCCTGGCCTGGTTGAGGACGCGTAATGGTTTCACGTCAAGATGTTGATGAGCTTAAGAACTTAGGTAAAACCGCGTACTTGTTGGCGCGTAGCGACTTGCAAAAGTTTTGGAACACCCTGCCCTTCGACAGGCCAGCAGACTGTAGAGACCTGTTGGTTGAGTTTGTTCCTGCTTTGGTGAATAAGTATGGGAAGGCGGGGGCGGTCGCGGCGTTGGACTGGTACGAAAAAGTTCGGGCAGAAACACCTGGTCTGCCAGTGTTCACGCCGGTTGTTCCTACTGAGTCAGCGTTTATGAATGTTGAGGGCATTGTCCGCGCTGAGGTGGGTTTACTGTGGGAAGAAAACGCGGCGAAGAAAGCTTTTGCGCGCAAACTCGTGTTTGAAGCTTTAGACCGTGTGGTTGACCGGTCGGTGCGTGGCCAGGTGCGTGCAACGATCACGCACAACGCTAGACGCGACCCAGCTAAACCACGATACGCGCGTGTCCCTGCGGGGGCGAAAACGTGCGCGTTTTGCACTATTCTCGCGTCACGCGGTTTCGTGTATAAGTCCGCTGAAACAGCTGGCATGACCACTCAGTTTCATTCTAAGTGTGATTGTCAGATCGTCCCTGAATTCAAGAAAGGGACCGCGCGGATAAAGGGTTACGACCCGGACGCTTTATACGAAAAGTTCCAGGCCGCGCGTAGCCAGGCGTATAAGGAACGCGAACAGGCTGGTAAAGCACGCACGGTTGATAACAGTGAGATCGCGCAGCAGATGCGAATCATGTTTCCCGGCTCCCTGTCTGATGGTGAGGGCGTGAAACGCTCAGCCTATAAGCCGAAAAAGAAGCAGGAAGCCTAACAGGTACACGCAAAACCCATTCTTCCCACTCCCTCTCATGGGGGTGGGTTTTTGTTACCCAACAATTTGGCCGACGGGCCCTAAACGGAAAGGAAACACACGTGGCAGACACGGAAAACAAAAGCGATTTTCAAGCGATCACAACGCAAGAAGCGCTCGACAAGATTATTGAGTCAAGGCTCGCCCGTGAGCGAGCGAAATACCCGGACTACGACATCTTCAAAGCTAAGGCCGAGAAGCTAGAGGAGACCGAGGGCCTACTCGCCACCACCAAGCAAGAGTTAAGCACTGCGTTGGGTGTGGTTGAGGAGTTGAAGAAAGCTAGCGAGCTATCCGAGCTTAAAACCGCTGTTGCGAGGGAGGCTGGCGTGCCAGCTGACATGCTGCGCGGGGCGAGCGAGGACGAACTCAAAGCGCACGCTGAGCAGATCAAAACATGGGCGGCCGGCCAGAAGGTTGCGCCCGTTGTTCCCTCGCAAGGCAAGGAGCCTAGTGGTGAGGTGTCTGAGGCTGTGCAGGCGGTTCGCCGGCTTTTTGGTAAACAGTAAGTTTTTCTTTCCAATAGTTAAGGAGCCTAATAATGGCAGTTTTTTCTACTGAGAACACGAAGGTGTTGTTGCCGCGCGAGATTTCTGACCCGATGGTCAAGGCCGCGCGCACTACATCTCTAGTTGCCCAGCTTTCCCAGCGCCAGCCGATGCGTTTTGGTGAAAGCGACATTATCGTCTTCAACGACTTCCCCAAGGCCGAGTTTGTGGATGAGGGGGCGGAGAAGTCTCCTACGACGGCTGGTTTCACTTCGGTGACGGCAAAACCGCGCAAGGCCCAGGTAACCATGCGGTTTAACGAGGAGGTTGTGTGGGCCAGTGAGGACTTCCAGCTAGAGGTTCTCTCCCAGGTGGCTGAGGCCGGGCAGGTAGCTCTGTCTCGCGCTCTTGACCTTGGCATGTTTCACCGTATTAACCCGTTGACCGGTGAGCCGATCAGCTCGTGGGACAACTACATCTTGTCTACTTCTAAGACGGTGGAGCAGGCGACTGCGGATTCTGATGAGGACTTCCGCACGGCTGTGGGCCTGTTGGTTAATGCTTCTCCTTCTTGGGGTGTGAATGGTGCGGCGATTGACCCTAAGTTCGCTTGGGACCTGTCCAACCTCAAGGCTAAGGACGGGGCTGGCGCTACCTCCGCGCAGCGCTACCCGCAGCTTGGGTTTGGCACGGACGTGACGAACTTCCTCGGCCTTCCTGTAGCGGTTGGCGACACGGTTAGCGGCACGCCAGAAGCCACCGACACGAACGTGCGTGCCATCGTTGGTGACTTCCAAAACGGTATTCGTTGGGGTGTGCAGCGCGAGCTCCCGGTCGAGCTTATCCAGTTCGGTGACCCGGACGGCCAGGGCGATTTGAAGCGTAAGAACCAGGTGGCTCTGCGCCTTGAGATCGTGTACGGCTGGTACGCGTTCGCTGACCGTTTCGCCGTGGTTAAGGCAGGCGAATAATGCGCCGCCTAGTCAACAAACACACTGGCGTCGTAGTGGTAGTGGATGATGCTACCGCCGCGACGCTTTCAGCGGACTGGCAGGAACCCAAGCCAGCCCGCAAGACCGCTAAAAAGGAGTAGGTGAATGGACTCGTTTGCGACTGTGGAAGACCTGGAAGCGCGCTGGCGGGGACTGTCAAGCACGGAGACCAGCAGGGCCCAGGCTTTGCTGGAGGACGCGTCTGACTTGATCCGCACGCTCACACCCGACTGGCGGAACCTGGGTGAGGGTTTGCTAAAGCGGGTTACTTGCCAGGTGGCGCGCCGCGCAATGCTCGCCGCTGACGTGGGTGAAGTGTCTTCCATGCAGGAGCAGACGGGCCCATTCTCCACGCAAGTGTCTTATGCGAATCCGCAAGGGGATTTGTATTTGACTCGCCTAGAGAAAATCCAGCTCGGCCTGATCAAGCACGGCGCTTTCGAGGTTGACCTTTTGGCAGGTGAAGATCATGCGGGCTGAATGGCTTACTCCGGTGGTGCGGGTGCGTGTGGAGTCGGGCGGGGTGGACGAGTACGGCGACACCCTGCCCGGCCAGCACACACTGCAAGACATGCCGCCAGCCTTGTTCGCGCCTGGCCGCACGTCGGAGCCGGTACAGGCCGGTGCAATGCCGGTCATTACGGCTCCGACCGTGTATTGGAGGGGTCAACATCCGGATGTTAAGGCCGGCGACAAGCTCATTGTTGGCGGGTGGGAGTACGAAGTGGAAGGTGAACCTAAGGTGTGGCCTATGGGTTTGGAAGTGGCTTTGAAGGCGGTGAAAAACCGTGAGTAAAGTACGGATCAAATGGAATAGCGCGGGCATCCAGTCCCTACTGAGGGGCGGGCCTACTGCGGGCGTGGTTTCGCGGGCGACTGACGCGGTGCACGCTAACGCGGGAGAAGATTTCTCTAAAAACATTCGGACTGGTACTCGTGTTCGCGGTTACGTGGCGGCGGAGA